TATAAGGCCATTAAATTTATGTTCTTCTTTAAATGGCTCTGCTAAAGTTGTAGATGCTTTTACACCACTATTTATATAAGGAGCATTGTAATCATCCCTTATTCTATTGGACTCTACTCCATTGCCAAAACAAAACACATTAAACCAATCAATAGTATTGGCCTTACCATGTTCACTTATTGGGAAAGCTTTTTCTGTTTCATAATACAGATTAAGCTCTACTTTGTTGTCTGCTGGTTCTGTTTCAAATATTGCTGCTTTTTCAGAAAAAGGTATTTTATTTGTATCTGCTTCTCCTAATATTTGTACGTCAAGTTTTTCTGCTTTGTCTTTACCTTCGTTTTTTGTTAATCCTAAAGATGTTGTTAATCCAGTTCTTGTGTCGTGCTTTGCATCGGTAAATTTTAAGTATCTTCGATATATTTTATTTTTACCCCCGCCTATCATCTGTTTTTTCCCTTCACTAAATTCTTCTTTTATTTCCCCAATATGATATATAGTATCATGATTACTAAATCTAATAAAAGCACCCACGTGAAAACTTTGTATAACTGCTGGTTCAACTCTATGATTACATTCCTCAATTAAAAGATCATAATCCCCACCATCTTTGTGACTAATAGTAAGATTAGGCCCACCCCCTTCTCCATTATCGCCTATAACAATATATAAAGGATAATCTAAATGGTTTGGGGTGCTATTCCTATATCTCTTGATGTCTTGAGTGAGCTTGTGTTGTCGCCATTGAGAGTCCATTAAAAATGATTTTTTTATTACATAATCATCATCTCCTTTTATAGCAGTAGTAAAAGTATTATTTCCTAATAATTTTACAAAAAATCTTCCATCAAACTCCGTGTCACCAGGGCGAGTTTCTTCAGCCCAAACTTTCATAACCACATTATTTTCCTCTAAAAACTTCCCGTCAGGAGCATATAATTCTTCAACTTCTTCCCCAAATTGCCCTTCAATTTTTATTCTTACTTCAACCGACCCATCAATATGCGTTTCCATTTCTCTTATCTCATAACGGTTTGTTTCACTTTCCCCGGTTTTAAAAGATATATAATTACCAGGTTTTATATTAGTTTGTTTGCCAGCACTAACTTCTCCACCATCAACTTTTGCAATAAGAACAACTTCCCCACCACCTGTAGGAGTTTGGTTTGGGGTTCTTGTATTTTGGGTTGAGCCCCCTTGCCCAAAAGCAGTATCAAATATTACTTTGTCAAAGGTGTCCTTAAGGGTTTTTCTAGAACATACAAAATCAGGAGCTTCATTATAAATATCTAATATTTTGTATCTATTATCATCTGATGTTATAGGGTCATCACTGCCATGCTTCTTTTTTAAGAATAGATAAGTATCTTCTGTAATTTTATTCCTATCAGAAGAAGAAAATGATACATAAACAAGGCCAGTAGATTCATCTACATAAAATCTATCTGCTGCTATATTATAATATTCTGAAGAAGTGTCTTTTACAAAAAACTTATAATGTGTTGCCCAAGCAGGCGGATTATTTTTTAAAGATATTTCAAATTGGTTTTTAACAGTAGAATTTTCTTTACCAATTTTAATACTACCTGAATCATTAGAAAGAACTGGAGACTGTCTATTATACTCATCCGTGTACACCACCCCAATTTGATAATTTCTATTTGATTTTATACTACGGTTATGTTCTGTTTCCCCTCCTTTTAATTTTACTGCAAATTCAGGATCTTCTAAAATATCATAATTTTGTACATAATTACCATATATAATCCTATTAGCTGTTATTTCTTGTGCTAGTGCACGCCTAGGCACATTATCCCATTGCCTTAATAATTGGTCATTAGGTAAAACAGCGTGGATTTGTTCTTTTGTTATTTCGTAAACATCTGGAAAGTCTAATTTTTTCTTATTTTGAAGGGTATATATATTTGAATTTTTTACTTCTTTAAATACAACATCAATTGATTCTACATCACTTCCTCCTAAATCAAAATCTTTTAAAATAATTTTTTTAAGTTCATTTAGCATGCCATAATTAAGCCCAATTTGAGTATCATATTGATGCTCCCCGGGTATAAATGCAGGCACTGTAAAAGGGGATAAAGAAGAATATTCTCCGTCTTTATATTTCCATCTATAAGCAAATCTTACAAATGTTAATTCATAAATAGGGTCCCCCTCCTCAAGTTCTAATTGCCAAGCTTCAACCGCATTATTTATTTCATCATCCCCATCTATGTCAAGAGATTTTATATTTAATTTAATATAATTTGTATAATTAGTTGTAGAGGTTTTTTGCCACCCAGTTGTTTCTTCTTCACTTTTACTTGCTTCTATTTCAGAGACTACCGCTGTAATTTCACTCGCATTTAATTCACTGTTAGTAATTGAAATTTTATCTCCTATTTTCCAAGTGGGTAAGGGGTCAACATTTGATAATATTATATCATCCCCTGCTTCTTTCTCAAATAAATTAAATGTTTCTGTTATTTCATTTACACCCTCAATTTTAGTATCTTTAAGTATTAAAGAAGGACTTTTCATAGGTGCTTTTTTGATAACAGAAATGTCATCTTCTATAAACGGTCTTGTTTCAGTTACTACGCTACCGTCGCTTTGTTTTTTCTCAAAAGAAATTTTAGTGTCTTTCCCCTCTTCAATATTTCCTCTGCTAAAATCTTTAATATTTATTCTTCTAGGTTGATTAAAATTATCTGTCCAAAATAATAATCCATCTATTATATTTATACCTGTTATAAGATTATCCTTTGAAAAGTTTAATACTCCGCTTGTTGTATATGAAAAAGAAATATCTATACCACCAAAATCACTATAATCATATTCTATATTTTTAAATGTTAATTCATTATCAGCATTTCTTAATATAGTAGTGTTTTTAGGTATAGATATTATTATTTCTTTACTGTCTATTGTTAAAACAATGTTATTCCCAACTAGCCCTTGCCCTTTTATAGATGTCGGTATTGTTGTTCCTAGCAAATTATTTATACTTCCTTCTGCAAAATCATATAATATTAATTCACCGTCTGCATTCCCCCTGATTCCAATAGAGTTTAATACTCCATCATTGCTAGCTTTAGCATCAAAAATAATAGGTTTTGAAATACCAGTTTTTTCATCAAACTCATAAACAGCATCTGAAGTATCTGAAGTTAAAAACCAATACACTTTATCCTTCAATGTATAAGCATATGAGCCTATAACAGTTGCATTGTTAGCTGTTGGAATACTAGATAACAATTTATTACCTGGTAAATTTTCTACTGCTCCAACATCGGAACTCTCAGAGGACGAGATTTGTATGTTTAAAGCGTCAATGTATTCTCCATTTGGTATAAGCCTCTCATCCAGATCTTTATTCATTCGACCGGATAAGAAAGTGTGTTTTATTTCAGGCATCTAAGCTATTTTTTTATTTGTTTTGATTTAATGCGCATTGTTTGGATAATATCCGGAACACTTATTTTGGAAAGTCTTAATTTAGCTGATCTAATTGCAGCTCTTTTTTCTTTTTTAACTCTATTTATTTGATATTCAGGTATATTAGATTTAGCAGACATAACACCATAAGCAATACATTTATAAATAGCTTCTTCAGCAAATTTATGAACTTCCATATCATCATCATTATTCAAGCCATCTGTTACATATGTTATTACTATTAATTTATCTTTTAAGTCACTACTAAAACTTATTGTACCATTATCTTTATTTATAGTAAAAAATCCGTTTTTTGTAGCATAAGCAGGGTTTAAGCCATAGCGCTTACCATAGTCTACGTTATATCCATATCCTTCTTCCAAAAAATTAATATTTGTATCTTTACCAGAAATGTCTTCTGATGTTGATGTTTTGAATCTATCTCTAGTTATTGATTGTGCCCCAGTCAATAAACCTCCATTACTATCATACAAATAATTACCAGCGGAATCTTGCAATACAGCAGTTGGTTCTAGTGATAAGTTACTTTCATGAATATAATATTTAATACCGGAATCATTTATAAAATACATTTCAACATAATCTACATAATCATGTGGCATTGGCAAGCTTAGAGAAGAAGGTAGTTCTACTTCTTGCATTTTAATATTGGCCAAGGTATCATAATTTAATTCCTGTATCCCTCTTTGTGCATGATAAGCAACTTCTGCTCTTTTAGTTTTTTTAATTATTTTATCATCCCCAACTTGTGAAATTATAAAATTACTAATTATATCAGCTAATTTTATAAACTGATATGAGCCTTTATTACCACCGTCATAGTATGCTTTATTTGTTTCTGTAGTTAGTGCCATTTATTATGATTTTTCTTGTGTTATTCTTTTCTGATCTAAACTTTCAGCTACTGTACTAATTTCAGGCTGTTTAATTACTAGACCAGCATAACTTAATATTTTATATACTAATACAGGCTCTTCTGATTCATGAAGATCATAGTCGGTAGAAACCGTAGCATCATATAATGCTGTACCACTTATTTCTTGATACCTCCATTCTGCTATATTAGGAATTTTAACATATGAACAATCAACACTACTTGTAATTGTTGTAGGATATATTGATAAATCATCACCATTTCTAACAAACACAGGGCGTGTTGTATCTGGCTTGGTTAGAGGAGATGCGTTAATATATAAAAATTGATTTTGATCTAATTCTTCAATTTCTGTGGCACTATTATAATATATAGTACCTATCCTATATAAATTTTCTGGTAATGCAAAAACATTACTTGCATATGAAAGTGTTGCTGTTGTTCTAAATAAACTTATTTTTTCTCTTATATTACTAATTATATTAGCGTATTCATTTGTAATTTCACCAGCTCGATTAAATTGACTAAGATCATAAAAATATTGTTCAAATATTTCTAGTTGAGCTTGATTCGCTAGAAGATTATACTCCTGAGGTGTCATATATCCTCGATTTTCTTTATTAAGAATAGCTTGGACTCTTTGATAAACTGTATCTACGCTAACCATATTATATTTTTTATTATAATGATAAAGCCGCATATAGCGGCCCTACCACTATATACAAACTATTTAAGTTTCTTTTCTATTGATTTAAAAATTTCAGTTCCTTCGTCTGTTCTCAAAAATGCTGCAAATGCAGAATATGGATTTTCATCAAAAGGTACTGTCATTAATTTCTTTTTATTGCTTGTCCAATAAAAATTCCTCTGTTCAGAATCTAGATTAATAACATTAGCCTCAACAGCTTTAATTGCTACGTTTCTAAGCTGAACATTGTCATCTTTAACAAGTTCTAAAAATAATTGTGGTTGTTCTTTAGCAAATAATAAAATATCTCTTTTTATTTGTGCACTCTTATAAGACGATACCTGAGAGCCCTGCTCAACCCGCAAAACGGCTTCGGCGTGGTCTACTGGTAATTCTTTTGCCATATTAAGAGCTTCTATCTCCATTTCAAGATCGACAAGATCATCTGTTGCTTCTGCAACTTCATCAACCTCATAATATGTTTGATTTTTTTGAGGATGATATAAAGATAAAAGTTTTTGTAGGCCTTGATTTACTTTTGGAACAAACAACATGCCATCTTTAAATACTATATGACTTAATGTTGATAATCCTTTTTGTTCGTCTACAAAAGGTGAGTTTTGATTAATTGCATATCTAAGTTCTCTAGATAAGCCTTGTGTCTCATCAAACCACATTAAAGGAGTCCTAGAATGATGCTTAGATGCTAATGTGAATGTTAAAGGAGTTTTATTTCCTTTTAGCATATAAGTTCTATTCTTTAATTCCCAACTACTTTTTTTAATTTTCTTAGGTGCTGATTTAACATCAATTTGTTCATCAGCGGTTTCAATACTTTGTTGTTTTTTCATGATATAATATAATATAATTTAACAAAAGTAAAGGGAGGAGCACCCAATTAGAGTGCCCCATCTTTACAAATAATATTAAGCTACCTGTGCAGCAGTCTTAAATAATACGAAGTTATTAGCTCCTTGAACACACAAACATCTTTCAGATAAGAAGTGTACATTCATTTCGTCAACATCAGATGTATAAACTCCACCTACAGATCCTGTGATCCAAGATTTCATTTTTCTATCATCAGCTTCTGAAGCTCTATACCTTACGTGAAGGAATGGTCTCTTGATATTTTTACCAAGTGATTGATCGTATACTGTTGAAGTACCGGCAGGTACAAGTACACCATCAATGTTTCCACCAAGTCCTCTTGTAGAAGCATCATTTAAGTATTTCCAATCAGTTTTATAGAAGTCATAAGAACCTCTTCTAAATCCGCTGAAACCTAGCGTTAATGCCATATCCTCACTGTTTTGGAATACTCCATAAGAAGTACCTCCAGCACCGTAAGAATTTTGAGCAGCTAACATGTCATCAATAGATAAAGCAGTAGCACGATTTAAGAACATCATATTCTCTTCAATAGCGCCTTGCTTATCTAGGTTTTTAAGAATTTCATCAAAATCACCTAATGCACTTCTTGCTCCTCCATCAGAGTTATCTAATGCGTTCTCTCCAGAGTTAAAGTTTTGATAAATATTACCTCTTGATTCGATAGCAGCAAAGAGACCTTCGGTACCTTTATAAGAAGCTCCAATTGCACCTGAACTACCAGCGGCAAGTTCACCTTCTACCAATCCCATTTCAAGATAATCTTCAAAACGGAGCCTTGTTTCATGCTCAGATTTTAGATACCAAAGATAACCAGAAGCACCATTCTCACTAGTAACTTCAACCCACCCAATTTGAGCAGTATCAGAACCAGAAATATTGTACTTATCTTTTATGATAATTGGTGAATTACTGAACTTCTGAAAACCAGCATCAATTGAGCCAGCCATTCCAGCAGATCCTTTAGCAAATTCAGAACCGTAGACAAATACTTTTACAGTTACAGAAGAACCTGAAGTAAGTCCTGCAGCTGTAAGTGTAGCGCCTCCGTATGCTAATACAGTAAATGTGTTAGTAGCTACCGCAGAAACGACACCTTTAACTACTTTATCAGCAGTCCAAACAACACCATCATTAGGATGGTTCCCTGCTTCAATAACAGCGACAGTTTGTCCGACTCTAATAGCATGTCCGTTTTGTGTAATTACACCAGTTGATGTATTAGCACTTGCACCGCTGTATGCGATGTGTAATCTTCCTTGCTCTGACCAAATTATTTGATCTGAAGCAGAAGGAATTTCAGCTCCTACCATTCTTAGAAAAGAAGCTACAGATCTGTTTCCATATCTTTCTACTTCTTTTTCATAAACGTCAGGTAGGAATTGTTGTGCGAATGTACCTCCACCTGATGCAGCATCAAATGTAAGGTAGTTACCCGCGAAAAGCGTTTTTGTTGGGGATGGCGTTAATCCTGCTGGATACGATCCACCCGTTGCAAATAATCCCATTTGTTTTTAATTTTTATTTTTGTTAGTTTCTAAGTTTTATTCTCAATTTAGAACTATCCTCTCCACTAACAGCTCGAACTTTAAATCCAGAATCTGTTGTAATCGCTTCATGAGTACCACGTGGATTCATATCCACATTTTTAGATTTAGCCATACTAGTTTTAATAGCATCAGCCCGACCTTGCTCATAAAAATGATTAGCAATAGCGTCTGCATTCATAGCTGTAAATAATGCTTTATGATAACCAGTCGCATCTGATATATTATCATCTTTATCAACAAATTTGTTTACAAGATTATTTATATCTGACTGTTTGTCTTTTACATTATTTTTGTCTTTTATATTAAATCTATATTTGCTTTCCCCTACTTTATATTCAAAACCTTTGAAATTTTCGGAAAACAAATTATTTGTTTTATTTTCAAATATAGATCTTCTTTTTTGAGCTATTTTTTGTGTTGATTCTTGTTCTTGGTTATATTTATTGAAGAACTCAACCGCCTCTTTTTGTTTAGGAGTTAACTTAGAGCTTAACTTAACCTCATCGTAATATCTACTCTTCAAACTAGTAAGATTTGATTTAGCTTCTGCAATCGCCTCTTTCATTCTTAATTTTTTTCTTTGAATATTTTTATCATCATCTTCTTCTTCATTATAAGAAAATGAGTCTTCAATTAAAAAATTAATTTCAGTATCGTTTAAATGAGGTTTTGTTTGTTTATAGTGTTCTTTTAAAAGATCTATATCCTCCAAATCCTCATAATTTTTGTTTAATTTAATGTAATCTTCAAGAGTTCCACCTGTTTCTTTCATAAAATCTACTAATTTAGTAACATTTTCAGGGAGTTCCTCTTGATTATTATTTACACTTTCTGTTTCTTCTTTAAGCTTTTCTTCAGCTTCTTTTTCAGTATTTTCTTCACTTTCCGCCTTTTCATCAACTTTTTCTTCTTCCGTCTCTTCAACCTTTTCTAGTACTGGCTCTTCTTTTTGCTCTTCTTCATTTGAGGGCTCTTCTTTTTTGTCTTCTTGTTGTGTTTCTTCTTGTACGGCATCTTGATCTTTATTTATTTGTGATAAATCTACTTTAATAACGTTATCATCCCCTTCGTCCACAAGTTTTTTCATTGTTTTTGGAGTTGGTGGATTTTCTTGTTCTTTAGAAGTTTCTGCTTTAGCAGTTTCTTCTTTAGGAGTATCACCTTTGTTATCTAGTGTATTCTCCGTTTTAGTTGAGTCCTGTTCTTCAACTTTCTCAACTACTTCTTTTTCTTTTGACATAATAAAATATTATAAAATTAATAAAAATGTTATTTTGGCTCAAAAGCCTCCATATTAAATCCGCTACCCATTGTATCATTTCCAGCAGACTCAAATTGTTGCGATCCCCTTTTATCTTTCCTTTGTTCTATAAGTTCTGATTGTTGGCTCGCTTGTATTCTTGTTCTTTCATCTTTTCTGTCTTCTTTATATTTTTCTTTCTTATCAAGAACACTATTTTCTTTTTCTAAAGTCATTTGATTTAATTGAAATTCAAATTGCATTAATTCTTTCTTTAGTTCTTTTTCTTTTTGTAATTTTTGTAATTCTAACTGGCTCTCCATTTTTAATAGCTCAGATTTTTGATTAGTAATAGCAGCATTTTTTTCTACTTCCATTTTTGCAGCAACTTGTGTATTTTGAGAATTTGCATTAGCTTGAGCCTGTATATTAGCTTGTTGCTTTTGCATATCTGCCGCTTCCTTATTTTTCCTTCTTAATTTTAAAAGCTGGTTTGCTAATTTTAAATTTTTAACTTCTCTAATATCAATAGCATCTTCTAAAAATATTTGGTCCTTTGCTAGTGCTTGTTGAATATTATTTTCTAATAATTGTTTTTCTTCTTCATCGGGTGCTAATTCAATAAATATTCCAAAGTCATGTAAATGCAGTTTAGAGGCCTCCCCTAATGTTCCTACATTGAATCTGCCTAAAGAAGCTACAAAAGCGTCTCTTGTTGGTGCAAATTCAAGAACGTCGGAAATTCTTAAACTTACCGATTCTGCTGTTTTTGCTGTTAAATATAAACTAGATTGTAGTATATGTCTTGTAGCTGTATTTGAATTAGCCGCTGCTAATTTTTGTACCCCAACTAATGCATTTTTATCAGGGGTACTAGCATCTCTCGCTTCGTTTAATCCGGTAACATCTCTTATCATTTGTAAATAATAATTATAAGTATTTATTAAAGACCCTATTTTATTATTACCACCGTTGGAAGTTAATTCTTGAATAGGAACTTTTCCATGGTTTAAATCCCCGTCCTGTGTCATACTTCTACCAATTACAGAACCGGTTTGGAAAAACATATTTAATGCTTCTTGCGGATTATAATTTGTACCATTACCTAAATCAATTTCTGCCAATCCATCTGCATCTAAATAAACTCCATCTGGAATCATTCTAGCAAGTACTTGTTGTAATTTTAAATGTGTTAATTGAATCATATCGGCAAAACTAGTTATTCTACTAACTAATGATTCGATTTTACCTTTATAAATTCTAGGGGAAACAATATTATAATTTAACCACGCTTTAGTTCCATCAGCTTTAGGTCTAATCATGTTTTTAGATTTAGCCCATTTTAGTAATTTATTTTTTCCTAAAATATAAACACCATCATAAACTGTCTCTAAAGACCTCCCTTCTTTAATAAACAATTCACTTTCTTCGGGATTGAATTGATCAGTTTTTTCAATAGCTTTTTCGCCTCCAGAAGCTGTTGTCTTAATTTTATAAACTTCATTATTAAAAGTTTTAAAATTAAAATATAATACTTGAATAGTATTGGCGTCTAATACAGCGTCCTCATTTATATATCTATTATGTGAAGCAGAGGTTTGCACGCCTTGCTGCGAAATTTCCTTTAATTCATCTTTTGTCATATAAGGAAACTCCTGCATCAAATCATTTATATTAACACTTTTAACTTCCCCAACATAATAAATATCATCAAAATAAGGTGAATCTGTATAAGAATAAACCATATTTGCTGGATCACAATATTCTATTTTAATACCTTGTGTTGTAGTAAAAGTATTTTTTACACATCCAATACCTAAGACAGTAAGATCATAATTTATTCTTTTTTTAGTTAAATCAAAATTATTATCTTCAAAAATATAATTAATAGCTTGTTCTTCAGCTATTTCCACAGATTGTTTATAATCTAATTGCATGTGAAGAGCGAGATCTTCTGGGGTATCTGGAATTGCATCAGGATCATTAGCTAGTGTATTAACACCTAAGGTATTTTGTATATTTCCAGCAAAGTCTTTTATTGCCATATCTCTTAATAGAGACTCTACATATTGAGTTCTTTCTGCTACTGATGAAGGGTCTTGCGAAAATGCTTTAATATCATAAAGCCTATCTGACATACCATTAACTACTATATCTACAAATTTAGGAATAATAGGAACAGGCTTCCAGTCTAAATTTAAATAAGATAAATCTCCATTTATAGATAATTCATCTTTATATTTTTTTACAGATTGTTCGCCTCTTGCGTATAATCTTAATCTATGATATTCATCCCTATTAGAATAAAATCTAGTTGATCCAGAATCTCTTTTGAACCACTCATGCTCAATAGCACGAGCTACTTTCAAACCGTATTCTTGACTCGCTTTTTCTTGGTCACTAGCTATTTGACTAGGAAAAGAACTTTTTAATATTGTTTCTGCCATGCTATCTAATTATTTGCGAATGCACTCCTTTATTGTTAAATTTTGAAATTTTAAGATCTAATGTGGGTTTTTCATATTTTGGTCTAGGGTGATATAAATGTCTATTGCAAGCCATAATGGCTAAACCGGAACTAATCGAAGCATCATATTTTGTTCTTTTATTTATATCGAATCTTGCCCAATCATTAAGTGTTTTATTGAAATATATATTTCCAGCCCCATCATTTTGTAGGCCAACATGCTTTTCTATATATGTCTCTATTGCAGCTGCGTGGGCTTGTTTTACATCTTCTGATGTATTTGGTATTCCTCCAATTTCTTTTTCTGTAACAGATAATTTATTACTTAACTTATCAGGGCGATTCATTGAGAACCCTCTATACCCTCTCCTCTTTAAATAATATAATAATCTAGGTTTATTATTCTCAGCTAAAATTGGCATTGCATAATAAGCTAAAGCCATTAAGACATCTTCAAAAAATATTTCAGCTGTTTGTGGTCTAGCTATATATTCTAAAAAGAATGTATTTGGTGGAACATTCTCCATAGAGAATTTTGTTAATCCGTGTAAAGCCCCTTTAGAGCCAATACCGTCAGTAGTACCTGATATATCATATGAGTCACATCCAAAAGCACCCATATGCTCATTACCTGGATACCTTATACCATTTTTTACTATAATATTATTTTGTAAAGCAGATTCAGGTGTCCATGCAATTAAAAATCTACCGTTCTGAGATGGATGAAAAATAACCCTTGTGTCTTTTATTCCATTCTCCCAAACAAAAGAACCTTTTGTTATTATTCCTTTTCTAATAAGATCTTCATTCCAATCTATTTGTTCATATATTTTTGTTAAATTGAATATGCTATTATTAGCCTCATCCCTAAATGCGTGCTCTTCTGTTCTTGGGAATTGTCTATAATATTCATTTAAACCATCAGAATCGTGTTTTAATCCCTCAACTTCATTTTCCCAAAACTCTATAACCCCGGTGTCAATAAATTCTTCATCGTTTCCAAGCGTCGGTTTTTCCGGCGTATTAAAGACAGGGTGTCCATAAGAATCAATGTATCCTTCGTAATTCCATTCCATAGGTACGAACAAACTATATAGTCCCGTGCTAGTTTGTCCATTACGATTTCTTTTTGTGACGTCTGAATCATTATATAGTTTTTTAAAATTATCGCCTCCTTTATCAAGTGCATTAGAAGTAGACCCCATCATACACTTTCCAATTATTTTTCTTCCTAATCTTAACGTCGTTTTCGTAACCCGCCAGTTGTTGAGGATGTTGTCGGGCCTCTCCCATTTGCCGGATTCGTCGTGGGCAAGGAGTTGTAACTTCTCCCCATCGTAGGAGTTGTCCCCGGTGTTCTTCCAATCGATGGTTGTATCCAACCCCTGGAGTTCCTTTTCAAGGGCTGTACTAGTTTCCAATTTCTTTCTGGTAAGTTTCGAGGCAGGGACTCTATACGCGAGTTCCGTCTTGGGGCGGTCCATACCGTCCTGGATCGGTTTGAAAAAGAAGGGATAGTTAACTGATATTGGTACCACTTTGTCAGTAAACATTTTCTTCGCATCAGCTCCAGTTTTAGATAATATTCCATATCGTGAATCAGAGGATATAGTGGCCTGGTGTACCAGTTCTGATGATGCCATGAAAGAAAATCCCGATCTACGATTCTTAAGGTAGCACATTCCGTAACACCTAATATCGGATTTACACGCTTCCCAAAAAATAAAGAAAAGTCTGTTTGCTTCTCGAAAGTCTGGCTTCCCAACATCAATCTTGGTCCACTGCAAGTACATATAGTGAGAACCAGTGATATAAGTAGGAACGCCTTTATTATAAAACCAAAAACCTTCTTCACGTTTTTTAAACTCATCATTAATATAATCATACCATTTATTTTTAAAAGTTTCCGGATAACCTTCCCAATCAAAAATAGTTCGTATTCTATCTAATTCTTTTGGGTGTTCTTTTGGTACCCATTTATTATTTGTATTAACTATATTTTTAGGGGCAAGTGGAAGTGCAACTGGTAAATTTTGAATTTCTACTATTTCTCCAATTTGACCAGTTTTGCTAATAACAATAATATCATGCTCTCTATTATACCCATATTCCCATTTTTTTTGTTTATTAAGCCTCTTTATAATATTTTGTCTAATTGGGGTAATTGTTTTTACAAGATTTTGCTCGTACATTATTTAGATCTTTTTTCAGCAAACCCACTAAAAGCTTGCTTATTTTCTACAGGCTTATCCTCCATCAAATTTTTTTCATTTTCAATACGAGATAATATTTCAAATGCATCAAATATTGCTAATTTTTTTGTAGCAGCAGCATTTTTTAATCTATCTGCAGCTAATTCATCATCTTTGTCTTCAACAATAATTTCTTCTTCTGCTACTTTTATTAATTCCTCTACTGCTTTATACCCAGCTTGGATTATATTCGACTTCATCTTTTTTATGTTCATATTTAATTGAAATTGAATTTATAGGCACTCTATAAAGTCTTTGGTCTCCAATAACAAACTCATACTCACTATTTGGAGTAAAACCTATTAAATCATTAGCTTTAAGTCCAAAGCTCCTTAAATCATCCCCTAAGTACTTTAAAACGCCTATTAGAGGCTTTTCTTTATCTGTAGTGTACTTATTTTTATTTTTTATTGGTTTTACAAAGCAAAATCCGTCCGTAGGCATCCAATCATTTTTATTCTTATATAAAAATATTTGATCATAATAGCAAAAGTATAAATCTTCTTTAAAATAACTCTTACTATTTTTTTCCTCTCCCCTAACATTATAATATCTCCTAAAAATATTATGATGAATAATTACTTCGTCTCCAACATTTATATTATTAATATTATCAATCATAGGGGTTGCAATAACCTCTCCAAATCTATTAACAAATTTGTGATCTTCTATTGATGTATTTAATATTAATTCTTTGTCTTGTATCTTAATCTTGTTATTATATCTACCATTAATTGGCTTTATAATATAACAATGAATATTTTTCATTAATAGTCTAGATTAAATTCTACTGCAACTGCCATGTTTTTATTAAAATGTTTCCAAGGAAGAATTTCATTATTTTTTTCAATAAATATTTTATACTCTCCACTATCTTCCATTATTTGAGAAATTTTATGTCCCCCAAAAACTTCTTGCCCTACAGCATAATGCATTGCATCGTTTTTATAATCTCTTCCAATGCTTATCTTACGTATTAGATTCATTTTTACTATTTTTTATAGACCCATCTTTAATATCTATAGAAACATCCCCATATTCTTTTTGTAGTTGTTTCTTTTTAACCTCCATTTCGTTATTTACATCAACTAATTGGCCCATTAAAATTGCTTTTTGATATTCAAGAACACCTATACTTGTTGTTATTGAATTTATTTTAGAATTAAGATCTTGTACTTCTTTTAATTCTTCTTTATTTATTTTTTTGCTCATTTTATTTAATTTTATTTAATTTATTTAACTTATTGAATATAATTACCTTAGTTCTTTTATTACATATATTATTATTATTATAAGAAATATCCCTCCAATTAATAATCCTTTTAAAATTGTTGAATCCATAACTTGTATTATTAGGATATAATTTTATTACTGTTATTTATTTTGGTATTATAAGGTATTTTTTTATTTAACCATTCTTGTCTTTTTTGACAACCACAACCTTCTGTTTTTTTTATACCAACTAATCCTGTAAGTGCTGCTACTGTATCTCCTAGTCCTTTATGGTTTTTCATTTTTTACGTTTTTCGCTCTAGGTAAGTTAAATTACCATTTAATGAAACTCTTTTTTCGCCTGAAGATTCTCCAGGTTTATGCATAATATCACCTCCAAAAAATACAGTTTCTCCTAACTTTGGATAATAACTTTCAGGGTTATTCTCAGTATCATAAAATATTATATGATCACCTTCTGATAATTCTAAATAAGTCACTGCTACATAATCAGCAGTTTGATGCTGATGAGGAGGATTATCAATCCAGTCTTCATTCGGCTGGTAAAGATACCAAGATTCAAAAAGAAATAAGTCTTTTCCCTCTATCCCCTCTTTATTAATGTGCTCATTGAAAGGAGTACAAATATATTCTTCCCATTCAAGATGTAGCCCTCTGTTTCTTAAATCATTTTGATACCCAGGCCCTTTACTTTTAGGATCCATTTCAATGGGTGTATAAAAAGAATTAAAATTATTAGAATTATATATGTCCATATAGTAATCATGCACACTATAATTATTTTGTAACAATTTTTCTATTAATACATTATCTTTATTGTCTAAAGTAAATATTTTATTTCCTGCTATATTGTGTTCTTTTATCATTTTACGTAAACTTCTTTCAATTGACTTGTGTAACTACCAGCACATGCGGTAAATTGTTGGAATAGCCTTGTAGTAGTATTTAGCGTACCGTGGAATTCTACAGTAAATCCAGTGCCTACCTGATCAGAGTATCTATTAGGGTAATTATTACATGCCCCATTTAATTGAGTTGCTGTACCTTGTAACTGAGTTCTGCTACTTGTGGTGCTTGTCCAATAAGGCCCACAAACAACACCACCATTATCACTAACATATAAAACTACTATTCTAACTTTCGTTATACTAAAATCACTAACAAAAGTAGAATTTAAATCAAGATAACTTTTTTGGGAATCTCCACCACATCCGTAGCTATTTGCCTGTGCATGTGTACCATTATTAGCGTTTAGTAGTGCTGTGCCACTGCCACCACCTGCTGCCATATTACTACCACCAGTACCGTGCCCACCAGATAAAAGAGTGCTATATACCGAATTGCTAAGATTAACATTTATCCAACCCCCACCAGCGTCCATTTTTATATATGCCTCATAAGCGCCCGAACCTCCGTTTATCCAGTAATTGCCCGATGTTGTTATCCCGGCATTATATAAAGCTATACCTGAGGCGGCCGGATTACCTTCCGTCCCTAACGCCGATCCAAAAGCCCCAGAAAGTAATGATTGTCCAAACATATTATGATGCTATTTGTGAAATTGTGTACCAAAATTCTGTTGCGCCTACGCAAGTTACTTGTACAAAGTTTTTCTTAGAAGAAGTATCATCGTAATCTCCTGATATTTTATTAAATGTACCGGAAGCTCCTCCAACATTAAAAGCTAAAGTTCTGCTACCACCAGAGCCTGTTATAACTATTGCTTTAGTAACACCAATTACGGGGTTAGTAATATTTATAGTCATATTAGCATTAGGCGTTAATGTAAATACTTGTGCTGCGGTATAATCTAACACTACAGGAGAAGCCATTGTTAAAGCTGCTGCTGTAGTAAATTCATTACCCGCTTTAGCACTAGTCACACTATCATTAGCTAGTTTAGCTGTAGTTACATTAACATCAACTATATTAGCAGTTACTACCGCATCATCCGCTAATTTAGCAGCTGTTACAGCATCCGCAACTATTTTTGAAGTTGTTACAGCATCATCGTTTAGTACGTTACTTGTTACTTTAGTTAAAGCCATTTTTTTATTTTATTAATTATTTTTTTTAGGTTTAGTTTGTGCCATTTAATATTTTTTATGATACTTTATCCCACTCTTGGTTTTCTTCATCCCAATCATATTTTTCCCCATCGTCTGGATACTCAATAGGAGGATTCCACATACATGAAGATTCCTCTAGTAACCAACTAGGATAAGGTTTAGGTGGTATAAAAGCATCTCTACCGAAATCATAAGTAAAACCTATTCCTGCATAATTTTTTCTAAAAGGAGTACCACCCTCTGAGTGTACACCCCCCTGTGTATTATAAGAAGTTCTTTTACAAACTTGTTTTCTTACATCTTGGTACTCTAATTCCCAGTTTGTATTTGTATCACCTTCGTCTCTACCTACTATTACTTCGGTTACTACGTTAGCCATATCTAAAAATGCGTAATGTGCCATATTATTTATTAGTTTAATTGTATATTTCCTGTTCCCGCTGTAATAGTAGTAACTTTATCTGAACCATTTGTTGCTGTACTGAGTGTTAATCCGCCACCGGGATTAGTTAAGGTTGAAGTATTTGGGTATCTAAGTATTACAACACCAGTACCTCCATTACCCCCAACATATCCTGTACCAGAACTTGGCCAGGCAGCACCACCACCACCGCCACCAGTATTAGCAGTACCAGCGCCACCAGGTTGATTACCACTTCCTCCAATTCCACCAGTACCACCACCACCATCACCAGCAATTCCAGTTGTTCCAGAGGCATTAGTATATCTTCCACCACCACCACCGCCGCCGCGTGTGACAGATGATCCAGTTATTGTTGATGCAACTCCATCCCCTCCGTATCCAGTGCCATCAGTGTTACCAGCTTCTCCAGCACCACCACCGCCGCCGCCGCAGTATAATGAATTTCCACTTGCTGTTGCGGTACCTCCAGCATAACCTTGATTACTTGTCCCAGTTCCTCCAGCTCCTGAGTAAGCACCACCACCACCACCAGATCCACCTGGTCCACCAGCAACACTTAATTTACCTCCATAACCACCTCCTGCAGATGTAACTGAAGAAAATATAGAATTAGAACCGACACTTCCATTATTACCTCCAACACCACTATAAGCAGCTCCGCCGGCTCCACCAGCACCTATTGTTACAGTATAATTAGTTGCTGTACTTAATGATAAAGCAGTTTCAGATGAGCCTCCTCCACCTGAGGTTTCGCTATTATAAGCTGAGCGATATCCACCGGCACCACCACCACCTTGTCCATTACCATTACCTCCGGATCCAGCTCCACCGCCGCCTCCAGCAATTACTACATAATTAACTGCTACTGCGTCTATTTCAATATTATCAGCCGTCCATCCTTTTGTAGCATCTTGGTAGACTAAGGTACATGTAGCATTGTTAGTAACACATTTGTAATCATCAGTATCCCCTTGTATTTTTTCAGAACCATTAGAAGCAAATATAAGCTTATTAGTAGCAAAAGTTCCGGCATAGTCTTGAATAACTACTTCTTCACCAACTACTCCAGCTGGTAGCGTTACTGTTATCGCTCCTGAAGTAGTATTAACAAAATAACCCTTTCCTGCAACCGCCGTAAAGTTTGATGTTTTTATTGCTGATTGCCAATCAGTTGCACTAATTGTAGCATTACCAACTGTTATAGTACTAAACGCCATAACCTCAATGGTATAACCATTTTGTGGGGCCGTAGAAAAAGTTAAAGTTGTACCTGATATACTATAGGTTGATTTTTCTTGATAAACACCTTGTATAAAAACAAATGTTTTAGTTTCATTATCAATACTTGCAGATAATGTAAATGCTGTAGTTGATCCATCACCTGTAAAATTATTTTGATTTAGTGATGAAGTGTCAACAGCTTCCATATGAATAACTTCTATAACAGTACCGTTCGGAGGGGCGGTTGAAAACGTTAATGTGCTACCAGAAGTTGAATAACTATCTTTACTTTGATATACACCATCTAAATATACTTGCGTAGCATTTTCATTTGAAATACTCATAGTAAGTACATATGCTGTAGTTGAACCGTTGCCAGTAAAATTATCTCTTGCAATAATACCACTAACAGCGACTATATGTATAAGTTCTACAGACACGTTATTAGCAGGGGCAGTGGACATTGTTACAGTACTGCCACTTGTTGTATAATTATCTTTAGATTGATAAACGCCATCTAAATATACTTGTACATTATTTTCACTTACAATTGCAGTTGAAGTATTGAATGTAACGTCTGATCCATCTCCAGTGTATACATTTTTTTCTACAGTTACAGTTCCACTGCTACTACCCCCACTACCAGCAATTGCTCCCCACGCCGGGCTTGAACCAGTATAACCTTCAAACTCATTGGTTGTCGTGTTATAACGGAACATACCAACAGCAGCTGATCCAGGCCTTTGGGCTGTTGTACCATTAGGAATAGTTACGGTCCTTCCGGCAGAAAATGTTAAATCCCCATCAATATCGATGGAGTGTTTATGTTTAATAGCCATATTTTATTATTAATCTATTTTAGTAACTAATACTTTTATATCATTACTTGCTGGTGCTGTAGAAAATGCTACGGTTAAAGTATCTACTGTAGCTCTTGTAACGTCTGCATACACTGTTTCGTAAGAAGATGCATCATATAGCTGAACAATGACATCCCTTGAATTTAAACTATGTGTAACTGTTATTGATGTGGCAGACCCATCACCTATCGTACCAACAAATGACCTCGCGGCTAACCCGGAAGGGGTTACTGCCCTAGCTGTATCACTACCGGCTAAAGCTTCAGCACTTGTCGCTAATTCTACAAGACCCGCTGCACTTGTACTAGCGGCAGCACCTGATGCATATTCTGTAGATAAAGGAATATTAAAATAATTAGAACCATCATTTGTGAATGTCCAACGATCTGTACTTTCATTCCATTTAATTAATGTATTTGTAGATGATCCCCTCTCAATCTCAATCCCAGCATCTGCTGATGGCGAACCAGTTGCATCTGAATTTAATACTAAAATATTATCTCCAATATTTACTGTATTACTATTTATAGTTGTTGTAGTTCCTGATATAGTAAGATTTCCAGTAACTGTTACATTACCTCCAAAACTAACTGTATCACCTGAATCTGTACCAATAGATATTGTTTCATCAGCTGCACCACTAGAAGATTCCAAAGCAGCTAATAAACTTAGTAATTTAGCATTGTTAACAAAGCCATCAACAAAGTCATATATTTGGTCTCCATTTGCAAGAGCAGATCCCCCATTTGCTACAGTTGCTGTTACAATACTTAATGCTGGATTTGGACCAGTACCATTTGCTACAGTTAAAGTATCTGTTGTAGAACTTGTTATACTTTTTATATCTCCAGATGCATCTATCCAAGATGTATTGTCATAAAAATATAATTTTTTATCGGTAGAGTTAAAATACATTTGACCCTGTGCAGGAGAACCCGGGGCTGTTCCTAACGGATGAATTACAGGATTCTGTAATTGATTCTTATTAAGGTCAACGTTATTTAAATATTTTATTGCCATTTTTTTATTATTTTAAGATAAATGCGCGGTTCCTGAAAAGGAAGACGTAAATGTTATTGTTAATGCGTTAGTGTTAGTATAATTTACTAAGCCTATTACTTGATTTCCCCCGGAATCTATAACTATTGGAGAAGGGTATTTACCAAGATTATGAGGAATAGACCATGTAGAAGCAGCTGTAGTTTGTGTATGGGTGTAGTTATCATTTTCATTGAAAAAATCTGCTAAGGTAGATAAAGAGAAATTAACAGTTGTATTTTCATTATCTCCATCTGTACCTAATACAGTATCATTTCCAGTTAAGGAAGAATCTTTTGAATATGTTGATATTTTTGCCATTATTTATGCATTTTATTTCCAAATATTTTTTCTGCTCCGCGAGACCCAAAATATCCCCCAATTACAATGGTTAAAAGCCCAGTAATAGAATCAAGCGGGTAACTCATATACCAACCTGCCACATAAGAAATTACTAAAAAAATTAGTGTAAGTGGCCGGACATTTGATGCAAGCCATGACCCTGATTTTGCATCCGCTACCCAACGCTTTGTTGTTCCATCAATTTCTGCTCTTTCTATTTTTAATTTTTCAAGAGCAATATCTTTGTCTTCTTGGCTCATATCACTTCCGCCAATTATTGCTTGAATAACTGAACCAACGGGAGTATCACCGGCAATAGCTCCTACGACATTTGGAATTTTATTTAATAAAAATTTTCCAACTCCGGTATCTTTAAATTTCTTTTTTTGACTCATAATTTATTTTATTTAATTATTTCTCTCAGAATATAATTGCCAAATTTGATCACCTGTTAGTTTAGTATTAAAAACTCTAAGATGATCCATATATCCGTTCATGTAATAATCAGATGCACCGGTAGGATATTTTCCTATATACCTTATATTTTGTGAAGTTGCCCCTACTGACCCTGAATTAATTTGCACACCATTTAGATATACATTCAAATCTTTATCTTGATAAATATGATGCCATTTCCCCGTTAAAGCCCAATCTGTACCAGAGTAATTCCAATATGAACCTCCAGCATAAAACCCAGTAGCCCCGTCATTTGAACCCCATCTTGTACAACCAAAATATGTGCTACTCGTTTCTTCACTATAAATTAAAGTGTCTCTAGTATTGTGTCCATTTGCATTCATTTTTACCCAATAACTAACACTTTGAAGTGGAATACCATTAGTCCCAAAATCAATGTAATTGCTACTATCATTAAAACTTAATGAGTGAGTTCCAAAAGCTGGATCTGTCGTTGTATAAGATACACTCGAAGCACTTGCGGCATAACTCCCTGTACTATCAGTTAAATTATTATTAAAATTAAAAAAAGCTACTTCCCCTGATCCAAAAGGGTCTGATGCATTTTTAGTAATATAGCATTGATATTCTGTATTGTATAGGTCTTGAATATTTGCAGCCGTTAGTGCTGAACTAAAATATCTAAAATTATCAATAAG